TGTCCGTGTACGAGAAACACATACAGTGCAATGTTTTCGAACATATGTTTCATGAACAATATGGGCTTTGAATAAATCTAAATAATATAATATAATATAATCATCAAATGAAAGGAAGGTGAAATAAATGACAGATTACGAAGAAAGTTATAAAAATTACCTTGCATGGCTCACCCCCCGAGAGCTATTGCAGGAGTACAAGATCATGCGATTTCCATGGCGTTATCGGGAAAGAAAATGGATCAAAGAAGAAATAGAAAGTAGGTGTATATATTAATGTTAGACTGTATTTTATGGTTTGGTTTTGGAGCTATATTAATTTTCCCGTATGGTGTATGGTGCGGTGCTAAATGGTCAGGAGGCTATAAGAAATGAAATCAGGATTCTTTGAAATCATATTTGAGTGTAATGGACGAGATGGATGTTATGGTTGTGATGCATGGGATGCATGCGCGAAATTCCAGGCATGTTTTGACGCAACAATACCTTGTCAATTATGGAGAAATGTAACTAATTTTGAAAGTTTGATCGAGTGTGTGAATAGGTGGTGTGAATATAATGAGCAGACCGTTAAATAGAAAAAAATCATGGTATAAGGTATATATCAAAGAATTAAATACACCGAACATATTGAAAAGTCAGTGCAAATACAAATGCGATTACCTATTAGTACAGGCATACACAGGAGCAGTTGCCATGGCAATCGTACAGGACTACGTTGTGGAGTTTGAAGAAAATTTCCGTCCTGTATACTATAACAAATTAGAGGGAGGTGTTCCGATTGACAACAAAAAAGTCTTATTTGAAGAAGAGTAAACCGCAAGGTCTTACAAGAGGGAAAGATGATTATACACCGCTTGCCCTTGAATTAACATGGGACATGAAAGACGTGAGAAAAGAGTATTCACGTCTGAGATCAATTTGGCGCAAACGTTACGAAAGATTATTGAAATCTGACTATAAAGACATTAACATTATAAAGGAACGACCTATACAACGATACAAACAGTTAAAGGATATAACAAGTGATAGAGAAATCTATCACTTGTTGTCCGAACTATCAACTATTATTGTATCAGATATAACAACAGTTACAGGATTGAAAAAACGGGAAAAAGAGCAGATGCAACATATTAATGATGTGTATGGAACAGAGCTAAAAACGCATGAGGATTTATTGAATTTTGGGCGTTTTATGGAGCAACTCCGAGATTTCGCATCAGATAGAATATATGATTCTGATTTTGCTGTAGATTTGTATTCAGATGGCGAAAAACTAAGTACCGGAAAAATGCTCGATCTGTATAAGGAATTTTTGAAAACAGGATCACGAAACATCGAAAAATTGAAATCTGGTATTGCAAAGAAAGAAAAAGCGAAACGTCAGAAAAGGAAAGCGGGTAAACGTAAACGCAGGAGGTAAACATGGAAAATCTGTATACCGTTAATACATATAACTATAATAAAATACAGAATTTACCATGTCTACATGATACCCGATCAAATAAAGGAAGTAAAAAAGCAAAGGGATATAAAAATTGCATGTGCGCTTTTGACATCGAGACAACTAGGTTGGAAGATATCGAGCAGTCAATAATGTATATCTGGCAGTTTTCAATTCTATTTCTTGACGATCTGCATATAGACACTATAATAGGTAGAACGTGGACAGAATTTGAGCTTTTTCTGGAACAGCTTATGAATGATGATAACTATGCGTATTACATGATTTTTGTTCATAATTTATCATATGAATTTCAGTTTCTGCGTGGCATATATACATTTACACCGGACGAAGTTTTTGCAATTAAATCACGAAAAATTTTGAAATGTGAAATGTTAGAGCGTTTTGAGTTTCGTTGCTCTTATTTGCAAACTAATATGGGACTTGATTCATTTACGAAAAAAATGAAAGTCGAACATGTTAAGTTATCAGGAGAAATTTTTGATTATTCAAAAAAACGCTATCCATGGACACCATTAACTGACTATGAATTACAATATAGTGTTAATGACACGGTTGGTTTGCTTGAAGCAATGTATAAGAGAATGATTTTGGCGAATGACAATCTATATACACTCCCCTTAACGTCAACCGGTTATGTACGTCGTGAAACGAAAAAGGCCATGTATGGGTGGTCACGAAAACACAAGGATATTTTTCCAACTATAGATGTTTTCGATCTGCTAGAGGAGGCGTTCCGTGGAGGAGATACTCACGCGAATCGATATTACTCAGGAACAGTGATACGTGCAGACGGAAAAAAGATTCTAGGAATCGGCTCATATGATAGATCATCATCATATCCTGACGTTGTATTGAATTGCGTTTTTCCAATGACACGTTTCGTTTTCATTGGAACATTAGATGAATCTGACATAGAGAAGAAACTGGATAGAGGGAAAGCGTTGCTATTCCGATGCAAAATTACAGGTTTGGAACAGATCGACAAATATTACGGAGCCCCCTATGTTTCATTTTCCAAATGTAGAAATGTTTCACGTGAAACATTGGACAATGGTCGTATTTTAAGTGCTGAATATATTGAAACGACATTAACTGATATTGATTATGAGATCATGAAACGTGAATATAAATGGAAACACTTTGAAATAACAGAGTGTTATGAGAGTAAATACGGACCACTACCAGAACCGTTGAAAGACATTTTCCGTAAATATTATACGGACAAGACAGAATTAAAAGGTATAATAGAGCAGGAACTTTTTTACAATCTGCAAAAGGCGTTGCTTAACGCGGGATATGGAATGATGGTTCAATCGCCAGTAAAACAATCATTAATATTTACGGAATCATCGGAAAATATCTATACAGTTGATGAAAATGTTTCACGTGAAATATTACTCACAAAATATAATCGAACTGCATTTCTTCCTTACCAATGGGGTGTATGGGTAACAGCGTGGGCACGATTGCGGTTAAAAGAGGGAATCAATATAGTTGGAGATCGTTATCTATATGCTGATACTGATTCTGTGAAATATGTCATAGTTGCAGGAGATGATATAGACAAACGTTTTAATGAATATAATAAACAGCGTAAAGAAGATAGCATCGTAAATAAAGCATACGCAACCGACAAACACAGTGTGACTCATTACATGGGGGTATTTGAGTATGAGGACACCTACACAGAATTTTGTACACTTGGAGCTAAAAAATATGTATACCGAACAGATGACGGAATATTACACGCAACTATTGCAGGAGTCAATAAAAAGAAAGCCCCGTCAGAGTTGGAGGAAAACGGAGGTATAGATGCTTTTCGTATAGGGTTTACGTTTTCAAAATCTGGAGGAACTGAGAGCGTATATAACGATACTGTATACGGTGATTATAATGTTGATGGACATATATTGCACATAACACAGAACGTAGTTATCAGACCATCAACCTACACTATAGGAATAACAGATGAATACCGTAGGATTTTGGCAGATGCAAGAACACTAAAAGAATTTAAAGAAACATTTGACAAGAATTAGCATTAGTGATATAATAATTCATGTAATAGAGATAATACAAGGAGGTGATAACATGAAAATTACAAGAGAGTTAACAGTTAACAAAATTAACGTTATTTGCTACGATCCAGAAAACAAATGTGAGATTACAAAAGAAATGATATTAATCGGAAATTTCACAGACGATCAGATCAAAAAAGAGATCAAAAAAAGAAATTTAGGAATCGTTATCGACTGGGAGCGAAACGAGGAAGAAACTAAAATCTATGGTATGGATGCTGAATTATTCTTAAAACACTCAACTTTTACAAAAACACCAAGAGAAAAGGAGAACTAAATCATGGCAAAGAAACAGTATACGATCATTAAATCATCAGGAAATCTTGACATATATACAGAGTATGATCTTATTGAATCACCAGCAATCACATCACTTAAAAACGTAGAAAACAAAGGACTTATCTGTGTTGGTGCGTGGGTGAAATATCTCACAACTGATAACATCGGAAATGAGATCACCTGTATTTCAGTTCAGGATGCAAACACAGGAGAGGTATTTTCCGGTCAGTCAGCAACTTTCCGTGAAACATTTGAAGATGTAACAGATCGTGTATCTGATATGGAAGAAGTACCGGAAATGTTTTTTATCGAGGTTCTTCACAGACAGTCAAAAGCCGGTCGTGACTATCTTATCTGCGCACTTGTTTCCCCAGATCGTGCGCTTGCCCGTATGGGATATTCTACGACAGATATTCCCATGACGGAGCCACAGAAATAATGATGTCGTTATATGAAAATAGTGGGTATCTTTCGGTACCTGCTATTTTAGGATATGGACAAAAGTTCAATTATATCTGGGGCGGACGAGGTACTGGGAAAACCTACGGGAGCCTTAAATATTGTATTGAACATAAGAAAATTTTTGTATACATGAGATCCCTACAAACACAGATTGATACAATAAAAATTCCAGAGTTGTCACCTTTTAAAAAACTTAACAAAGACATGGGATGGTCAATATATCCGAAAACGATTGGAAAAAACGTGGCAGGATTCTATAATGCATATACAGACGATAACGGAAAACTAGTGTATACAGGCCCGATTCTAGGTTATGCAATAGCCCTAAATACGTTCGCCAACTTACGTGGTTTCGACGCTTCGGATGTTGAGATAGGAATATATGACGAGTTTATACCAGAGAAGCGTGAGCGCAAAGTCGAAAATGCAGGATATGCTTTCAAAAATGCGTATGAAACTATGAACCGAAACAGAGAACTAGACGGAGAAACGTCGATACAGTTCTTGTTATTTTCAAACTCTGAAAATATTTCGTGTAATATGTTCATCGAGAACAACCTAATGGAAAAAGTATTTGCAATGGATATCCGAAAGCAATCAGTTTCAATCATGCAGGATCGTGGGATTGGACTTTTTAACCTATTCGATTCTCCAATTTCCGAGCGTAAAAAAGAAACTGCGCTCTATAAAATGTCGGGTGAAGATTCCAATTTCAACCGTATGGCGATTGGCAATGAGTTTTATTCCGCAGATTATACAGGTATCAAACCTACAAACATCAAAGAATTAATACCGTTATGTCGTATGGATTTAATCACAATATACGAACGTAAAAACAAAAGCACAATATACGTTACAAGGCATCACTCAGGAAATCCACCCACATACACACAGTCTGACAAGGACATAAAAGCGTTTCGTAGAGACTATGTATACCTATGGGATATGTACCTTTCTAATCGGATCACGTTCGAGGACATCACATCAAAATCACTATTTGAAAATTATTTTAAGGACAAGTATTGACTTGTCCTTTTTTCTTTGCTATAATCTGGCATAGAAAGACAAGTGTTCGTGGCACACGTACAACACGTTGGGAGCGTGGAATCATAATGATTCAATGTGCATGAGTATGTACAACTCAAGAATTTGTAACACTTAATCTTTCAATCACATATGCGGAGTGTCATAGCCCGCATATGTTTTGTTTCACGTGAAACATGGTTCTCACCTTTCTTTAAATGTTTCGCGTGAAACATTTATTATATGTTGTGCTAACTATAATAATTACGGTTAATGGGGGTGAAATATGGACGTTAACTCTTTATCAACACTTATCAGTAACATAGGTGTTCCGTGTGCTTGTCTTATTGCCACTTTCTACTTATGGCAGAAAGAAACAGATGCTCATAAGGAAGAAATGAAAAACATGACAGACGCACTCAACAACAACACTCAGGCACTTACGAAACTCACAGATCATATCACAGGGAGTGATACAGAATGACGATCAACTACAACAAAAACATCAGAGGTGTGTACATCGTCACAACGAACACAGGGCCTCTGATGGTTAGAGCAGAGCCTAACACAGACGGAACTGTCATCGCAGAAATGCCAAAAAACACGAAATGCATCTGCCTGGGATGCTACTCCGGAAACTGGTATGCAGTCACTTACGAACATGACGGTATCATTTCCACTGGATTTTCACACAAAAATTATCTTAGGAGGGATTATAAGATATGACATTAGACAACTTGATCACACTTATTACAGCGGGATTCACGAAAGATGAGATCCTCACAATGTCAGGCACAGCAACCCAGCGTGCCCCACAGCCACAGCCACAGCCACAGCCACAGCCACAGCCACAGCCACAGCCACAGCCACAGTTCTATCCACAGAACTATCAGCAGTCACAGGCGCAGGGTGTACAGGGATATGCACAGCAGTTTCCACAGATGTTTCCACAGGCACAGCCACAGGCACAGCCACAGACATATCCGCAGACACAGACACAGCAGGCAAGACAGATCGGAGATCAGAATGATGTTCTGAGTGCACTTAAAAGTCTCACAAGTGCGGTGCAGAATAACAACGTTAATCTGATGCAGAACACAGTTCCGAAACAGGTTACAACGGAAGATGCTATTGCAAGTATCATCAACCCGCCAAACTATGAGGGATTATCAGGAGGTGAAAAATAATGGCGAATACATTAAGTTTCGATCAGATCAGCACAGTGCTGAATGACATTGTTAAACAGGCCACAGGTGTTGAAACCATGAAAGCAACGGACACAAGTTCGTTTGTGGCGCAGGCGCAGACAGCGTTACTTGCCGGAAATGACAGAATCATGAACAGCATTTCTCAGGTGTTAGACAAAACTATTTTTTCTGTCAGACCATACAACGCAAAATTTAAGGGGCTGAGAAGAACCACACAGCAGTGGGGAAACCATGTACGTAAGTTGGGGATGCTGGATGATGATTGGGAAAACGATCAGAGACAGCCACTTGAGGATGACACTGCGGTAGATATGTATAAGATCAAAAAAGGAAAAGTTTTACAGACAAATTTTTATGGCGGTCAGGTATTCCAGAGACACAGGACTTATTTCAGAGATCAGCTGGATCAGGCGTTTCGCAATCCAGACGAGTTTGGTCAGTTCGTTAGCATGTACACACAGAACACGATGGACATGATCGAGCAGGCTCACGAGAGCATGGCACGTGCATGTGTTGCGAACTATATCGGCGCTAAAAATATCTGGCAGGCAGGCGTTGCGACATCCACAGAAGGGTATACTGGAGAGCACGTTGTTAAGTTGCTGACCATGTACAATACCGAAAACGGAAGTAAGTTCACCGCTGACGATATTCGGAAAGCGGACAACTTCCCGAACTTCTACCGTTGGGCGTGTGCGAAGATCATGACTTACATGGACTTCTTCACGGAGAGATCGACACGATTCCATGCGAATGTTACGGGAAAAGAGATTGCAAGACACACACCGCTGAGGATGCAGAACATTATGATGTTCAGCCCGGATCTGCATACTGCGGATACTACGGTTCTGAGTAACACGTTCCACGATCAGTATTTGAAGATTGCAACAAATGAAAAAGTGAATTTCTGGCAGACACTTGAGAGTCCTATGGGTATCAATGTTACACCGAGTTACATGGCACCTGACGGAAGTGTTACAAAGGGAGAAGCTCAGGTTATGAGTAATATCTTTGCTGTGCTGTTTGATGAGGAGGCTATGGGGCTGTCCACGATCAATCAGTGGAGTAGCACGACACCTTTCAACAGTGCTGGTGGGTACTGGAATATCTACTATCATTTCACCGACAGATACTGGAATGATCTTACGGAAAATGGTATTGTTTTTGTTCTGGAATAAGGGGGAAATTAAATGGCGGTAACAGTCAATTTTAAGACAGCAAGCAAAAGAGTTAATTCTACAGGAGTTGTCGGCGGTGATGTTACCGCCGTTTCCTGTAATATTAACGAGCCATGTTCGATTGAAAATCCACAGATTATTCTGAGAAATGGGGGTAGTGCACCTAGTTGGAATTACTGCGAGATCAATGAGTTTGGAAGATCATACTGGGTTGAGGACTGGGAGTATAGAAACAATACGTGGATTGCTCATTGTGTTGTGGATGTGTTGGCCACGTATCGTGATACAATACAGGCAAGCAACTTATTTTTTATCAGGAGCTCTACAAGTTTTGATGGGGATGTAATGGATACGTTATATCCAACGTTGTCGACACCAGTTAAGAAAAGGACAGTTGTTAATGATGGATTATTTCCAGTTGCTGAGTATGGCCTGAATCAAGGATATTTTGTGTGTGGAATCGTTGGTGAGGACGGACTTACTAATTTCTATGCTTTTATTCCTACTAACTTTGCAGATTTTTGTTCAAAGATATTTTCCACCCTTGACTGGGCGAACATTTCAGGACAACAGATCACAGACAGTTTACTTAAATGTTTATTCAATCCTTTCCAGTATCTGACAAGTGTTATGTGGTTTCCTTGTGAAAATGTTGGTGCGGGAAGTACACAGGTAAGTGAAGTTAAGTTTGGTTTTTGGTCTTGCACTGTTACAGCGTTAAAGTTGGGTAATAAGCCTTTTTATAGTAGGTCTTTTGATATGCCGATTTCACAGCATCCGCAAGTTTCACGTGGAACATTTCTCAACGCTTCGCCGTTTCGTCGAATACAGCTAACAATAGATCCGTGGGGGACATTTGACATCGACGGGGGAAAAGTTGCAAGTGCTGAGAGCGTGACAGTGAGCGAAACTATTGACTGTATGAGCGGAGTTGGTGTTATGTCAGTGAGCGCAGGAGGTGTTACTCTGTATTCGGGATATGCACAGATTGGAGTTAACATACAGGTAAGTGACTTACGGGCGAACATCATAGAAACCGGAAGCAATCTGTTAAGTAGTATCGGGAATTTATTTTCTGGTAACTTTTTGGGGAGTGCATCTGGGATTGCAAATGCGGTCGAAAGTGCTATACCAGATGTGCATACAAGAGGTGTTAATGGTACATTGTTATCTATTGCACGTATACCGTTTGTGATTGAAACTTTTTACAAAATTACTGATGAGGATCGAGCAGACAACGGTCGGCCATATATGAAAAATGGAACTATGCAGGAGTTAGGCGCTGGGTATTATGTGGTAGAAAACGGTGCTATTAATGTAAGTGGAGCAACCAGAAACGAAAAAGAACAAATTAAACAGTTCCTTGAAGGGGGTGTTTATTATGCGTAGTTTTCCAGCAAGCAATATATCAATGTTCGTTGCGCTTATGACAAGCGCTAATGCGGGGCAGAACCCATGGGGTTCTGGTGGAGCTGGCGGGATCGGAGGGTTGATGCTATCGGCTATGAGTTGGTGGATCGAAAAATGTAATGATCCTGCGGTTGGTTATTCACAGGCCTATAGAAATGAGCGTACAGTTAATGGCATAACATACTATGATTGTTCCTCGTTTGTGTGGTATGGTTTGGGACATGCAGGCTATGAGATCAATTTAAGTGCGTGGCCTTTTACTACCTACACCATGGGAGGAATTTTAAAAAGTTTAGGTTTTGAGGAAATTATAATAACAGACTTTGCGACTTTTGATTTTCACGTTGGTGATATTCTTGTTATTAATACTAGCGAACATCAGCACACGGAAATTGTTCATGATCTGGAAAATGGAGGGCATACCATGGGAGCACACACTTCCAAAAAACCATTACCGGATCAGGTTAGTATTAATACATTTGACATACAGAGCGGTATTCATTATACACATTGTTACCGGTGGCCTTTTTCTGGCGGTGACTGGCAGATCGGAGGAAACAGTGAATATTTCGGAAATCCCGAAGCTCCCTTGTGTGGAAATAATGAAAAAGCTATAAATAACGCAACTGTGATATATAATTATTATAAATCACAGGGATGGAGTGTGAACGCTATAGCAGGACTGTGCGGAAACATACAGCAAGAAAGTACTTTCAATCCTGCATTGATTGAAATTGGAGGTACTGGGCATGGTCTTGTACAGTGGACACCGCCGACAGATTTATATAATGTTCTTGACGTGCTGTTTGGAAATCATGATGATTGGTATGATGGGCAAAAACAGTTGAGCGTTATTTTTGCAGAGTTTCAGCAAAGTTCTGGAATTAAAAACTGGGGTATCGAACCACAATGGTATAGCACGAGTGCATATCCTTTAAGTTGGAGAGAGTGGAGTGTTAGTACACAGGATGCTGGATATCTTGCGCTTGCTTTTCAGGCTAACTATGAAAGACCTGCTAGTTTGCATCAGGAACGTGCAGGATATGCTAGAGCGTGGTTTGAATATTTTAATAAATTGTAGGAGGTGAATATATGTTTGGATGTAATACAGGTGTTGGGGCTCCTGTGATGTATAATTA